ATTTTGTATTCTATTATAATTCGTTTATACTTTCCACCATTACTGTTCACCACAGTGGTATATTGAACCTTACCATCTAACAAATCTGCAATTTTATTTGCAAGATTTCTAGCAATATTCAAATTAGTCACGTTGTCTCCAGTCATCAGGTTTTTCCCTCGCAAACCATTCTATGATTTCATCAGCACCATCAAATTTTGTCTTATGATTAGATGGATCAGGATGACCCAGATCCATCTGATTCAAAAAATCATCAAGACTTCCCTCCTTCATGTCAGGATTTCTTGCAGATCTCCTTGCTTTTCTAAGCATCTCACCAGCAGATCCATTTGCTTTGGCAAGTTTATCTGCCCAGATCATGTCTTCTAATTTAACATCTTCACCATTTATGATACATTTACAAATAAACTCTAGTCTGAGGCGATATTGAGTAGAAAGCATATGTCTCCTTCTCTGATCTATTTATTTTTCTTTAAAGAAAAATATAATCGATAATACTTTTGTTTCATAATTTCCATAACTTCCATGTCTTCATATAAACCCATGTATTTAAGATGTTGATAAACACCCTCCATATCACTAAGAAGCAGCAAGAGGTGAGTTGGTGTTACCTCCCTGCTTCCAGGTTCATAGTCAGAAACCTTCTTCACTCGCTTCCTTGATCATCTCTGAAACAATTTTCTCTGTACCATCTATTGTCTTAATTGCAAATAGATTAGATTTCTGGTACTTTTTAATCTTCTTATACTTCTTAAGAAGATCTTGAATTTGATCAGGTTTCATGTCTAAACCCTCAAAATCAATATCAAAACCTTTCATTTCTTTTCTTTTTTTGCTCCTGGTGGATTCCAAAGTTTAGGACTTACTCTTCCCTCTGCCTGTGTAATATTGATCAAATCTTTCTTATACTTATCATAATACATATCAAAGATTTCAACCATTTTACCAGACATTACAATATCATATTTGCTTATCCCTCCTTCTTGGTACTCAACAATGTAAGCACTTGAAGGGAGTGATCTATCGAGAGATGCTGATGGATCACAATCCTCAGAGATAAGTTTCACACCTTTCGCCATTAAGAGCGTCCTCCCCACTGAATATCTGGATAAGCAGATTCTACCACAGTTTTAGTGATCTTAAATTTCTTAGCCAGTTCTTTATCCTTCACAAGGCAAAGAATATCTGCCTCTTCAGGATGAAGACCTTCAAGCATTTGGATGAACATGCTTTCTCTACGGGTTTTAGAAAGACTATCATTACCACCCTTCACAAAGTGATAGAGATTCTTCCACTCCTTACGCAGAGAGGTGTGATCAGTGCCGAGGGGTGCTTCACTTCTATTGAATGGAACTTCACCATCTGGAAGCATAGAGATGACAGTATCATCAAAGTTCCAGATGAGGATAGATGTTAGAGCATCATTACGATGCTCTTTTAGTAGTTGGACTTTCTTATCTTTGCTTCGTGCCTTACTGACCTCAGCAAGGACTTCATGCATAAAAGGATTAGGTGGAAGTTTTGTAGGCATTGTTTCAATTCAGGTTTGGTTATTTATTCTTCAGATTGGAAATCATCTAGTGTGTTTTCAAATCTCACTGCCAGAATATCATCTGGTAAGATCTGACCATTTTCATCAAACATTTCCGGGTGTGTTGGAATGTATGTTGTGTTTCTTTCAATCGCATATTCTTTAAGTAGGTATCCGATAACACCACCTACCGCTAAAAACAAGACTGAAATAATTGTAGACAGTGTAAGGGTGACTGCTAACATGATTTTCTCTCCCTTAGTGAGACTCTTTCTTTTTAAAATCTAAACTGAGGTCGAAGTAAAAATGAATCTCTCTTCTGAAGAAGGAGAACACCTTACCAACCTTCATTTGAAAAGTTTTGGGCGGTTCCGATGTCCTCCTTTTGTTTCTAAGAAGCAACTCAACACCTCGATTAATATGAGGTTTGTCGCTGCTATTGACTTTATTTAGAGGACTTCTTTCGTCGTCCTGGTCTTTTTTCTTGCTCATAACGCCATGCACCTTGAAGGATGCTTTCCAAATAGTTTTTGATCTTTCTTGCCTCTGGTTTGCCCAGATAACCATAGGCTTCTCTTAACTGTTTATGCTGATTATCAGATCCACCTTCAAGGTAGTCTTCAAGGTCATAGATTGTGAGTGTAATATTCTGAGCAGTGGGACTTTCCAAAAATTCTCGGACATCTCTTCGTGTCATTTTTTCATTTTTAAGATAGACATACATGTCGAGCATGAACCTATGATCATTTTGAAATGCGTAATCAATTGCCTTTTCCACGATGTCTAAGAATTCTTTGTTGTCCATTACACTAATTTATTTTCTTTCAGGTAGATGACAGTTTCCTTACATCCTCCTAAAGATTTATCATCACAAAGAACTTGAGGGAAGGTTGTACCTTTTCCAAACTCATTATAGAATTCTTCTCTTGTGAAATCTCTACCAAGTTTATATTCAACATAACGGAGTTCTGCCAATTGTAATGCACCAATGACCTTAGTGCAATATGGACAACCAATCTTGGAATAAACTGTAAAGATATTTTTGCTCATGATGGTAATTTGGTTTTAGATTTGTTTTTATAGACACAGGGTTAACACACCTATGTCCGCTAAAGACTATTTACATAACTACAAACTTATCCATTCCTAGTATAATGAGGACATGCTAACCCAGGTAAATTATCAAGATACTTGATTCCCTTCCTTCTGTGTAACATGATGTGCTTTTAAATCTGGATTAGGTTGTGATGATATGACTGGTGAACGGTCAAGGTTCTTAATAACAATAAAAGCATCATTATTATATTTACGAACACCATATGGTGTTGCCCATTTCTTATTGTATTCTTCTCCTTGGTGAATACCACTCACAACAGTACCACCAACTTCGACTACAATGTTGTCATCATTATCCCACCCAAGGATGTTCATAGTTTCTGCAATCTTAGAGGCAAGCATAAAAAAGGATCGATAAGGATTCAATATACCATGGATTGTCTTTGCTGTAAAGGTCTTTAATTTCTAAACAAAACCTAAAATCATATCATCAACTTGTTTGATGGTTAAATTATTACCAGTGTAAACAGCTTCCAATATGCCATCAGAGAAGATACCAATTCCACCTTCGGTTTCACTAACTGATAATTGATATAGGTAAGCATCTTTTACAATTATTCTATCAAAATAATCAAGTTCTTCAAACACATCTGCCTTTGTTGAATCCCCATCTACTCTTGTAAACAAAGTATCAACATCCCCATCACGTTGATTAGCAAAAATATTCAAACCAAATCCGCCAGTAATAAAATCAGCACCAGATCCCCCATCTATGTAATCATCGCCTTTACCGCCACGAACAATATCATCACCTTCAAATCCAAAGATGGTATCATCACCCCTCAACCCACGAATTCTATCTCTGTTATCTCCACCATTCAAAATATTATCAAATTTATCTCCTTTAAGTTTCACCCGATCATCTTGAGGGATATGCGGAATCAAAACAATTGGAGCAATTGTTTCTAGTGGTGGGGGAGGAGCAGGATCGCCAGTTGAAGGTCCATGCTTGTATGTGTATGGGTCAAACATACCGAGAGGATCAGGAATCATACCTTTTTCTACTTGATCTTCATTCAAAACAAAAGTCTGACCAGGACGAACTTCTTCACTCATCAATAATACACCAGCGATATGAGGTGCTGAGAATGAAGTTCCATTTCTATATCTAGTTGTTCCATCAGTATTATATGTTTCAACACTAGTACCACCTGCAGTGTAGTCACTGTCATCTAGTCCGTTTATGTCTAGTCCATCAAAGTTAGTAAAGTAGGAATACTGCCCACGATTATCATTAGCAGAGACAGTATATACATTTTCATGGTGACCATAAGATGCGGGGGAAAATCCATCTACATCTCTTGCACTATTGCCAGCTGAAATTGAAAATTTAATTCCCATTTCTGCCATCTCCAAGACCAGTGGATGTCGGTTGGGAGCACCACCACCAAGACTTAAGTTAATTACTACATCATCAAATAAATTGTTTGCAACAATTACATTTTTTGCATATTCAAGAGCAGCATTGACATTTGACCATTTAGCAAAACCAGTATCTCCAAATACTCGAAGTGCTACAAGTTGAGCACCTGGTGCCACACCAGTCAATCCTTCTCCGTTTGCTTTTGCACCAATAATTGATCCAACAGCGGTTCCATGTCCAGTGATGTCATTAAAAGGATCAGGAAATCCTTCTACAAAACTTTTAGACCATTCTTCATTAACATTCAGATCATCAAGTTTTGCAATGCCTGAGTCAATAATAAAAGCGTATTGACCTTCAGCCACATCACCTTCATAGTAAAACCTGTCAGATCCCCATACTTGTTCTATGTTCCAAGTCATAATAAACCCCTTGTATGTTTAGATTTAAAATAATAATAGTAAACATATTATGTTTTAACCTCTTTTACTTTTGTTTCTACTTTTGTTCCCACAAGAGCAACAGGATCTGGAATGGGATGATACTTACGATATCTTGCAGTCTCAAATGTTTCAAAAGTTTCTTCAGGATTACCATAGCAAGTCTTTTTCCTAACTTCTACAATCTCATCATAAGGATCAATTTGAACATCAGGCCAACGAAGGTGTGCATTTTCAGTTACCGTGCGATTGATTACTTCATAATTGACACCATTACCTGATACAGGTGAGACGGCTTCAACGTACTCTTTCTTTTTAGCAGGCATAAAAAAAGGAGGTTTAACACCTCCTTAGTATATCATCAGTATAGCATTCCCGCAAGCATAACCATGAAACAGAATACGGTAAAAATCATTAAAGAGATACCCACCATGTAAACCCACTTAGGAATGCTCTCCGAAGTATCAAGAGACATGGTTTATTCCTTTTCGTACAATTTTTCTAATTTTTCTTTTGCAAGATCAACGTACATAACCTCTTCACCAGGAGAAGGTGCTTCTGGATGTCTAGTTGTTTTGATGGGGGTATTCATTTCATTAATTGATTTGATATTCGCCCACATTAGAGCGAAAGAACCACCACCAATAGCAAATAGACATGCAAAAAAGAGAAATGGGATCAAAGCGCGTTACCTCTAGGTAGAACTTCTTCGGGGAATATAAAGTTCTCATGTGGTTGGTCAGCAGGTGCCAACCATGCACGAAGACCTTCATTCAGAAGGATGTTCTTAGTGTAGAAGGTTTCGAATTCGGGATCTTCTGCTGCTCTGATTTCTTGACTTACAAAATCATAAGCACGAAGGTTAAGGGCAAGACCAATAATGCCAATACTGGAAACCCAGAGACCCATAACAGGTACGAAAAGCATGAAGAAG